CTATATTACTGTATCCAACTGCACAATTACTGACTGTGCAAAACGAGGCATTAAAGTAAGTACAAGATACACCAACATTGATAATTGTTACATTGATATTGATGGTTGGGGTGCGGCAATTGAAGCACAATACGGTAAGATGACACTTAGAGACTCAACAATACACAATAAGTATGCAAGTTGTGTAACTCTTGATTGGGATAACGGCACTAATTATATTGACAACTGTAAACTTTATGGAGCAGATAAAACTGAAACATCTACGCATGGAGACAAATACACTGGCAATGGCATTGTGCTTAATCAGAGACTGTCTGTAACAGGTACATATTATACCAATGAACCGTGTAGTGTTATTGTACGACATTGCACAATTGAAAATGTGACAAGTCCGTTAAGATCAGGGTATGCAGCAGGATTGACTTATCAGTATCAGTCTATCATTTTTGACGATTGTCAAATAGGACATTATCGTGGTGCATCTGCAATTATGTTTGATGCAAGTATGATTTCGGCAATTAATAAATTATCTTTATCTGATGTTAATTATAAGTATGGTACAACTGAAAACGAGGTACAAACTGCAAATAATCAATACTTTGGTTTAACGAATAGTGGTAACACTCTCGATATTGGTTCAACAACATATATTAAGCCTAATCATATGCTGTACACCAATAATCTTACAGACGATTATAATAAATTGTTTAGAATGTATGACTTGTTAGATAGCGACTTTGGTGCGCCAAAAGCTAATGTATCAGATGTGTTAGAGGATGCTCCAAATATTTTATCGTGTACTAATGGTACATATACAAGCAAAACCAATACTCACTTTAGTGTCGTAGCAACAGACAATACATTGAGTATTAAATGCGATACAGCATACACAAGTGGCAAGTCTTTCGTCTATGTTAAGCTTGATTCATTGGAATTGAAAGGCGGTACATATAATTTCTATATAGATAATATTACACCAGTTTCATCAGATGTGACAATTACTTTCGCAGATTCGTCTTATAACATAATTGATACATCTCTGGAGTTAGCGTTGAATAAGGCTTCCAAGTCATTGATTGTAGACGGTGTAACTAAACCTATTACATATTTACGAGTTAAGCTTGCAGCGAACAAAACAATTGATATGCAATGCACTGTATCTCTTGCTAATCGCAATAAAGTCTTAAAAGGCAATCTTGAGGCAAGAGTTGCAGCGCTTGAAAAAATAATACAAACAAAGGAGTAATAACCAATGTGGTGATTGAATGAGTAATGAAATAATTGAAATCATTAAGACTATTAGTGTATGCTTTGGTTGTGCTACTGCTATATTAACAGTGTTGACTGCTATCGTCACTCCTCTACGCCGTAAAATAATCGGTTGGGTGCGAAATACAAACAACACTAATGACACAATAGAGAAACTGAACAAAATTGAAGAAATGTTAGAGTCTCACATTTCTCTTGATACAGAGAAGTGGGATATGTCGGTTAAGTTGGCTGAAGCAGTGAAGGCAGGTTTGAGAAATAGTATCTTAGAGTTGTGTGACAAGTGTCTTGCAAAGGGTAGTATCACCTCGATACAAAAACTCAATTTGATTGACCTGTATAAAGAGTATCACAATCTCGGAGGAGACACATATTGTACTGATAGATATAAACTGGCATTACATTTGCCAGAAAAGAATATTTAAGGAGTTGGTTATATGATTAACTGGACAGTAAGATTTAAAAATAAAACATTTTGGCTTGCACTTATTCCTGCGGCACTTCTGCTTATTCAGGCAGTAGCTAAAGTATTTGGTTTTGAACTTGATTTTGGCGAACTTGGCAATAACCTTACGGCGGTAGTGAATACCGTATTTGCTTTACTTGCGGTGCTTGGTGTTGTGGTCGATCCTACAACTAAGGGTACATCGGATAGTGAACAGGCTATGACCTACGGTGAGCCTAAGTAATTAAATACAATACATAAAATTAGCACTCATCTCTTAATTGAGGTGGGTGCTTTGTAGTTTAAGGAGGTATTGTTATGGCAAAAACAACAGTAGATAAGATTCTAAAAATTGCTCGTGCTGAAGTTGGCACAAGGGCAACAAATGTAAAACGCTGTAAATATAACACAGCATTTTATGGGGCGGAAGTGTCTGGCGATTGCTACGACTGGTGTGCTGCATTTGTTTGGTGGGTGTTCAAACAGGCAGGTGCAGACGATATGCTGTTTTGTAAAACTGCTGGCTGTGGCGTTCTTGCTCAGACTTTCTATAACAAGGGTAAAATTGTTCGTAGGGGTTATAAAGCTGGTGATGTTGTATTGTTTCACTGGAGCAATGAGGCAAGCACAATTGTCCCCGGTGCATATGCTGTTGACCATGTAGGTATTATCGAGAGAGTTAATTCAGATGGTTCTTACACTACGATTGAGGGTAACACTGGCGGTGGTAACGGTTCTGTGCTTAGACAGAAGAGATGGGCAAGCTGCATCAGTTATGCATGTAGACCTGATTATGTTTCATCAGGTTCAAGTACAACAAATAAGGAGGAAGAAGAAATGATTAAATACGGTTTACATAACACAGCTATACTTGCGTTTAAGAAACAGTTAATTACGCTCTATAATATGGGCATTATTAAGACAAAGGTTGACAACTCGGACGGTTTCGGAGATGGCACTTTAAAGGCTGTAAAAGAAGCACAGAAAGCAGGTAAGGTCACAGTTGATGGTATTGTTGGCGAAAAGACAATCAATGCTATTTATCATCTTATCAATGACGGTATCAGGGCTAAGGATAAGAAAATTGCCAACGCTAAAAAGGCACTTGGATGACATACCAAAAGGTAACACATAAGTTCGTACTGTGATACTTTAGGGTACACGGTCTTAGTATTCCTGCAATGTTTTTCGAGCTTGTGGGGCATAATATATTAGTGATCGCCCTGTGATAATCTGAGGACTCACAGGCAATTATGACATTTAGTGTCAGCCCACTTGGGCAGATTTGTATAGTAGTAACATCTACCTTTAGATGTCAGGAATGCGAACGCAACTACCTTTCTGTAGAATACAGATAAAATGGCTTAGATTCTTGGTCGTAGCACGATGCCAGCGACTCAAAATAATTGGACAACGAGTGAAGATAAGACTATGGTTGACCAACATAGAGGAAGATAAAGAGGTGGGTTGGTTTATGGCGTACCAATGGTCATAAACGCCAATTTTGTTTTTCAGAAAGGATGTTAAAAATGTCAGTGCTTGCAGTACCGATAAGTCAGTCTTTCGAGGTAGGCAAAAATAAAGTTAAGGATTTTGACAATCAGTCTCACCATAAAAAGCAATGGATATTAGATAGGATATCTAAGTATAAGAAAAATGAAATCAAATGGAATTAAAATAATCCTTTTAAATGTTTTTCGCTCACCACTAGCGAATAATAAGTGACTGGCTCGAAAATGTTTTTCGCTCACCACTAGCGAATAATAAATTGGGAGAAGATGTGTTTTTAATATATACTTCCAAAAAATACTGGTTGTCGTTGATTTTCTACAACATTTGTGCTACTATAATAATATAATAAATAATTGCTAAGGGTACTGATAATATGTATAAATGGGTAGAAGAACATAAAAACGACAATAGCGGATTCATCAGTTTTCTAAAATTCATCTATGCGATAGGGACAAATAATACTGTGATGGCTATTATTGCGTCTGTATTAGGTATTATAATCCCTATATTTTTTGATTTACAAATTTATCTTTGGTTTGTTTTAACTTTTATGTTATTGATTGGTGGCATTGTTTTTAATGCGGTCTGTACAAAATATCAAGAACATCAAAATAAAAAGCAGCAAATAGCCATCGAAGCTTTGAGTAATCAAAATTCGCTAATGAACACAATAAACATAGAAATTAAAAGCAACCCACAATGGAAATCTCATATTTTTAAGAAAACAAGCGAAATTGTGTGCGAAAAGATACAGCACTTGTTTAAGGAAGTTTTACACTGTAGCACACGAGTATCGGTTGAGTATGTGTTTAATAAAACATCTAAAGACAAAATAGAGAGACATGTAAAAATGTCAGGCAGAAGGAGTCCAAATAGAGATACTTGCAAGGGTTCTAAACCTCTCACAAGTAGGAGTAAATATTATTCGTATTATATTTTTTCAAGCAATAAGGTTGGAATAAGCCTTGTGTCTGAAAATCAAATAAATGCAAAGAATAGCAAATGGTATAAAAATCCTACTCACAATATTGATATTAAAGAGTATATTGGTATTGCGGTTTCGGTAATGGATGAAAGCAGTGTAGATTTTATTTTACAAATAGATTGTCTACATAAAACGCCATTTGGACAACACGCAAAAAGTCGTAAAGAAACCGAAATAGAGATTGAAACTTTCATAAACACATATTTAAAATCGTATATTGACATTGTAGGTTTGTCTTACTTACTAAATTTAAATAAAAATAAATGTATGCCAGAGGTGTAACACAAATGAAGAAGTCACATAAAAAGAACAAAAATCAAGAAATTATAGTAGACAAAAAGACGGTTCATTTTCGTGAATATACGGTTAAAGAGTTGTTGGAACTTGGAGAGAGAACAAATAAGATTCACTTGGTTAAGGACGATAAAACAGACAAAGAGGATGATTAAGAAGATTATTAATAATTGAGCAGAGTTTCTGCGTGAAGTTTTTAGAGATGAAACAAAATAAGGTATCAAAAACCATTAGGTTTTGCATTGAGAGGGTTAATGACTTTCCCATAGTTTTTAAATTTTTAGGGGTAACTCAAATCGAGTTACCCCTATTTTTTTGTATTTTATTTCACAAAATCCAACGAACCAACTGCTTCAATTTTTTCCGCCTGAATAATATGAATGTAGGTGTTGTAGGTTATCGTAGTGTCTGCGTGTCCTAATAATTGACTAATTATTTCTATATCCACATGGTTACGAAATAACTGTGTGGCAAAGGTGTGACGCAATGAATGAACACTGTACGAGGTGCTTATACCCGCCCGTTTAAGCATATATTTTAAACTTCTGTTTAAATTAGATGAACTATTAGGATTTCCATTCTCGTTAGCACATACCAACTCGTATTTTTTATTGCAATCCCATAAACCTTTTAAAGCTCTTTGAGCTTCTTTGTTTAATGGAATAATTCTTGTACTGCGTGTTGTCTTTGGAGAATGTTGCAATACCATTGTAGTTGCATAAGGTTTTTTGGTTCGAGGATTAATATTATTTTTATCCCGATTTAATACTGTAACATAACTCTTATTAACAGTAATTGTGTGGTTTTGAAAGTCAACATCATCCCAAGTTAAAGCTGTTGCCTCTCCAAATCTTAAGCCAGTATTGAGCAAAAATACAATAAATTCTCCTCTGGAGTATATTTTTGTTCCATTAGGATGTGTTTTATACGCCAGCTCGGTTAATTTCTTTACTTCTTCCTCGCTTAATGCTGAAACCTGTTTAGTATCCACCTCAGCTTTCAATGATGCTGGCAATTTCACATTAAGTGCTGGGTTTATTGTTACTTCATTATTTTGCATCCCTAAGCGATATTTTTGTGCTATTGTTGTTTTTACTTTATCTATTTGGGATAAAGAATACCCCTGTTTCACCATTTTGTTTATAAGGGCTTGAACATCTTTAGATGTCAACTGGTTAATTTGTATATAACCAAAATTTGGAATAATAAATTTATTGATCGTTCTTTCTTTTGCATCAAAACTTTTCGGTTTTAAGGTATATTTCAATTCCTTGTACAACCATTCTGAAAACCAATCCTTAATTGATTTAGCTAATATGATATTGCCATCGTTTTTAACAAACTCTTCACTTTTCTCTCTTAGTTTTTTCTTTGCTTCTTGCTGTGTTTTTCCGTAGACGGTAATGCGCTTTGGTTTACCGTCAGCTTTATATCCGTACTGAATTGAACCCATCCATCTTCCGTCTTTTCGTAGGGTAATTGAACCTGCTCCGTTGTCTCTTCTGGTACGAACTGGTTGATTTGTGTTTTTGTCATTTTTTGTGTTTTTCATAAATTGACCTCCGATTTTGTGTTTTGAAAACTGTTGTCAGAGAATTTTGAAATTTTGACAACAGTTTTGACAACAGTTTATTTGGTATTACTTGGTACTACTTGGTAAAACAAGTAGGTTTTTGCCACGCTTGGAACGAGGCTATGTATAATGACAAAAACAAGAAAACCCTCAAAAAGCCACTATTTAAGCCACTTTTCAAGGGTTTCCTAATTTGTTAGGTTGGCGCGCCAAAAGGGACTCGAACCCCTGACCT